GACTCACTTGTATAACAATCGTGCTAACGCCACTGAAGTAAAGTTAAAAGACATCCCATTTGGCGTTACCACATTGCTTCGTAATTACAAACCTCTGGTGATGTAATGGCAATCACAAGATATGAAACCATTGAAGTTAATAACCTGACTTTTGGGCAGTCAAGCTTTGGTGAGCAAAGCACAACTGAAACAAAATGGTTTGCAACTCGCGCTCTTGTTGGAGATGTTTCCAACAGCGTAAAGATTGCTGACAAATATCGTTTGTATCAAGACTTGGTTAATTTAACTTTGAACTACACGCCAAACATGAAAACGATTGTTGATAATCAGCAATCCTATTCAATTAAATGGCGTAACCATAGTTGGCGTATTACTGACGCGCGCGAATCTAATGACAGAATGCGCGTGACATTTATGTGCTACCGTTCTGACCCTGTTACTGCGGTTTAAAAATGGCAACACAAAACAATGTCGTTCAATATGGAAAAGCGATCCAATACCAGTTGGCTGGAATTGTGTCGCCTATCCCTGTGTATGCTGCGTTTGACCGCAATTTTGCCAATGAGCCAAAGTTTATCACTTGGATGCTCAGAAATGTCCACCAACCGGTGTACACGGGTCAACAGCAGTCTAATAAGGGCATTGATCGCCCTGTTTTTCAGATTTCTATCTTCTCTCAGAAGATTGAAGACGGTTTCACAATATCCCAACAGGTATTAGAATCGTTACACGGTTATAGCGGTATGTTTGGTAATCCATTGGATGGCGGTTTCTTTATTGCCAAAGCTGATGTGTATTGGCTTTACAACAGCTATAACAACGAAGAAAATATGGCGCAAATCTTTTTAGATTGCACTATTGATATTCCAGCATAAGACAATTTCTTAACTCTTTGAAGGAAACTCAAAATGGCTTTAATTAACAAAATTCTTCCCGGTTATACCGCGACTCTCTGGTGTCAAGATGACGCTAATCCAGTAGCTTTGACTGATACTCAACTTTCTACTTGGACTGCTCAAGTTGCAACCATTGTTGGTACTGCTGCTGGCGGCACTGGCACTGCTGGTATCTTGGTCCCTGTGGAAGCTGTTCCAGCTTTCGGTGCTGATGACGCTTTTGCTGCTTACTCAGTAGCTGGCGCTCGTACAGGCGCGAAAATCACTACACAAAACCAAGTGACTTCGCTGACTATTACCGCTGCATGGAATCCTGCTGACACTGCTCAGTTGTTGATCCGTGATGACGGCTATAACGGCACAATTATCCGCACCTATGTTATTGCTGTTTATGACGGTGAAGACACTGTTGCTTACGCCTTCAACGGTCGCGTTGGTGGCTTGCAGTGGGACATGTCTCCTTCTGCAGAAGGCAAATTCATCTTTACTATTCACCCAGTAGGTGGAAATAGCTACGGCTGGTCTAACAACACCTAAGATATGACTACGACAGTAAAAGACAACACAGACCTGTTGAGTTTCCTAGTAGCCCAATCCGATTCTTCTAAGAATTGGTTTGGGTTCACTCAACAACGAATCACTGCTATTGCGTTAGCGCATGACATTGCTCGGCATCATGCTGACAAACTCACTCCAGATCAAGCGGTGCAATACGCCATTGAACTGAATGAGGCTATTTATCACAAGATTATCAAGACAGCAAAATAAGGTAAAAACATGACAAGACTAGGTTCTGCCTTTGGCAGTAAATACAACACAGAAGCTCTAAGAACAAAAACATTTGAGCTTGCTGGTCACATATTTAAAGTTCGCATCCCTTTGACAAAAGAGATGGATGAGATTCAAGAGCGAGTCACCAAATTTGACGAAGCAGAATTGCAAAGTCGATTTGAAAAAATGACTGCAAGCTTTAGAACTGGTGAGCCTGTTGAAGGCATTGTCATCACTGAAGATGATGTCACAGTTGATGGTCGTTCGACCAAAGAGCTTGTCAAAACTACGCTCATCACAGAAAACCAAATTGTTGCATTTATCAAGTTGCTTGTGCCTGAAGAAGGTACGCTTGATGAATTAACTTATGCAGATGTAGATTCTGAATGGCCTATTCAGGTGCAGCTTGAGCTTTTAGCCAAGATTACTGAAGCCATTCAGCCCGGATACAAGGTTTCACGGGGAAACTAATACAGGACATCCACCGGCAGGCTAGGGCGTATATTTATGCTCACGGAGGGTGTCCTGATGATGTTCCTGTGGACGATATGGTCAACATAGAGATTATGTTGTCTGATGGCATGATAGGAAATAAAGCTATTCTGGTAGCTTTAAGCTCCTTGACCACAGGCAATTTAAACTCGAAAATAGCCAAGACGGCAACACCATTTCAAATGAAAGATGTGTTGCCATCAACGCATGAATATATTGTCCCGCCTCCTACTGAGGAAGAGATGAAAGCAGAAGTGAATAACAAGCTGTCAGCCTTCATTAGTATGATGCCGGGTTCGGAGGCGTTCTTGAAAGTGTGAAATGGCCTATGTCCCTGAAAAGCTTACCTTTGACCTAGAAGGGTTTGAAGAGTTTGAGCAGCAGCTAAAACAAATGGCTGAAGGCTTTCGGGGCGATTTAGTGGCCCGTAACACGCTAGTTCCATCAGCCAAAATCGCTATGGAATCTGTTTTAAATTCCGCACAAAGCAGAGCGCCCGTAGGTGATAAGCCTAGGGATGCCAAAAATCCTTTTCATATGCGAGACACCATTCGTTTGGATGCCCGTATCCCTAACGAAAGGGATAAAAAAAGCGAATATGTTAATGAAACTGATGCAGCCATTGCTGTGGTTTCTGTTAAGAAAAGTGCGGTTTCTCTTGCTCAAGAATTTGGCACTTCCAAAATAGCAGGGAACCCTTTTATGCGTATAGCATTGCAACAAAATGCTGGAACGGTCTTAACCGTTCTAAAATCTCAACTGGCTTCGCGCATTCCAGATTACGCTGCCAAGCTGGCTAGAAAGAGGAAATAATGGCTTCACAAAATATTGCCCGATTAGGCGTTGTCCTTGGATTGGACACTGCTGAATTTACCGCTTCTATTGACAAGGCTATTTCTGAAAATGCCAAGCTAAAGAATGCTATTCGTAGAGATAACAATGCAGCGGCTGCTGAAATTACAGCCTTAAAACACGCAACAGATGATTACGGCAAAACTCTTACTAGAGTGCAAATAATTGAGCGTGAATCTACTTCTGGTCGCTTTATGAATGCGACTAAAGAGATGAAGCAATTATTGTTAGAAAAAGCCAAAGCTTATGACGCTGTAGCGGCCTCAACAGCAAAAGCTACTGCTTCTCAATTTAAATTAAATGAACAGCAAAAGATTCAACTGACATATCAGACAACTGACTTATTTACTCAAATTGCTTCTGGACAAAATCCATTGATTGCCATCATTCAGCAAGGTGGTCAATTAAAGGATGTCATGGGTGGCGTTGGAAATATGTTCAGAGCCATTGGAACACTCTTTACTCCAATGGTATTGGGCATTGGTTCTGTTGCTGCCGGTTTTGGAACTTTGGCTCTTGCGGTATATCAAGGCCGAGATGAAATTGATAAATTTAACGACACATTGGCATTAACAGGAAACTATGCCGGCATTACTGCCAATAAGTTTATTGAAATGTCCAATCAATTAGCCAAAGCTACCAATATGACAATTGGTGCGGCTAGAGAAGCTTTAAATGCTGTTGTTGGTTCTGGCAAGTTTGCAGAAAATGCTGTTAGTTCTGTAACTCAGGCTATTTTGCAATACGCTCAAATTGCTGGTGTCGATGCAAAGGTTGCTGCTGATAAATTAATGTCTGGTTTGGATGGTAGTGCTTCTGGCGCCAAATCATTAAACCAACAAATGAATTTCTTGACGCTGGCGCAATACAAGCAAATTGAAGCCCTTGATAAAGCTGGTAAACAGCAAGAAGCAGCAAAGATTGCATCTGATGCACTTAATACTCAATTAGCAAGACAAAGGCGCGAGCTTGGGTATCTTGAAAGTGCATGGCAGTCTACTAAGAATGCTGTTAGTGAGTTCTGGGATTTGCTTAAAGCTATTGGAAGGCCAGAATCAACAAATCAAGTTATTGATGCGCTTGATAAACAAATTGCTGCCGTTCAAGCAAACTTACAAGGTGGCGACAGCCCTTTTGCAAAAACGCAGCGAAAAGAGTTGCAAGCTCTTAAAGAGAAAAGAGAAGCATTGCTTGAAACTTCTAGACTTGAAGCTAGGTCTAAAGCTGCAAATGATGTAGGCGATGCAAAGAAAGAAATTGATGATTACACCACTGCCGGTGGAATTTCAAAAGCTCGTCAATATGCAGATGAAGTTGCTAAAGCACAAGCCAAAGTAAAAATGGTTGTTGCAATGGCAACAGCCAGCGATATGCAAAAAGTTGATCTAGAAGCAGACAACAAAATTTTTGAATTAAAGCGCGAAATGGCAAAGCGCAATGAAGATGAACGCTATGTATTTGCAACAAGAAATGCAGAATTGCTTACAGCTAAACTTGCAGAAATTGAAGCAGATAGAG